ACGGGGGGAAGAACTCCTTACCAGAGTGGATCATTCACGGGGATCCTTGCGCCCATAGCCCTAATTAGTTGAAATACTTACCTACGCTTTGCCAAAGTTTATAAACATCATACGTGCGGCGTTTTATTGTATATGTACTACTCCTTGAAGGTAACACATCGAGTATTAACCCGTCCCTTGGTGTTGGTATTGTGATAGTCTTAGGGTTTATACCAACATGATTTAAATATTTGTGCCTATGCGGATGAGACCTCATATGCAGTTGGACTTCTTCTAAAGTCAGGTTGTCACGATCGGCAAGGTCGCAGATAATATTAAACCAAATAACTGCATACAACGGGTCAAATCCACTCCACATCTGTCCAAGAGCGGCTGCGCAAGCTTCAACCACTGATGTGCGCGTGTGTTCGGGTTGGATAAAGGAGGCAATAAGGAAATCCTGGTTCTTAAAGGGAAAACCTCCATAATTGAAATATCCAAGAAAATGCACATTAGAAGGGTTGGTAGTAACATAACTCTTATCTGTATTAAGGATCAAACCAAATTCGGATTTGGCAGCTAAGGCTAATAGCTCCAAATCGATGACACCTCTCGCAATGATGACGCCGTCATCACCTAGATAGATCTCATCAACAGGAAACGCTCCTGTAGTCTCGTAAAAACATGTTCGCGTAACTAACGCATTAACGATACTATCAATAAGGTTTGTCCAACATGAGCCGCTGGGTACTCCAGTTGATACAAGGAATCTCTCTCCTTTACATGTACGTATGGGGGTGGAAACAAAATAATCAATCATTCTTTTCCACCTAATTTTCGACGGTCCCGGTCGCACAGACCATATCTTTCCCTCAACATCTTTAACATGACTCCAGTCAATGCACTCGGCCAATATGGCGAAGGCGTCACGAATAAGCCAAGGTGGTATAGACTTATCGAACGTCTTCCAATCCGTACAAATATACTTACACAACGGATTCCGAGCTAACATTTCCGAAATTACAGACATACCCCCATTTGCTGTTTCAAACCCATATGCAATAGGGAAGTCATGCTCACGCGATTTTATCCAATCCATTATTGGGTAGAAGAAACGTCCCTCTTCCAGATAAACGTGCAATGGGTAACCCCACGTGGCTCTAATCTTTTCTTTACCCTTACGGGCAATTTGTGCTCGCGCGAAAAGACAAACGTCAGGTAATTCAACTTTTCCTTTTCTGAATCCTATACGTTGCCAATCTCTGTTTATCTCATGTAGTTTACCAGCATCTATCACTTCTCTCTTAGTCTTGAAGCCTTGCTGCTTGTAAGGTAAACCAGGGGATTTATTTCCAGGAAAATCCTCACGTTGAGGGACTGCTCCCATAGTTAATGGAATGAGCGGAGTATCTATGTTGAGGTCCTGACGTACTGATGCATATGCTAGGTGGTAAGATTTTAGTTCAGTACGCGGAGATGGTTTAACCTGATAGCCTAGCAGGTCATCCACCATGGCTGTGTAACTTATAGAGCTACGATGCAATGTTTCAACCACTCCCTTGATCTTCTGATCTCCAAAGTGTCTACTACACGCCTCGTAAGCCCACGCATCGATCTTGGCTGGGCGTAGGTTGAAGGTGAAGCCTTCTGCCGATGGTAATTTATTAAAATGCGTCATCCGACTAATCATCCTAAGATTACTTTTAATAATAATAATTTCTATCTAATTTGGGGCATCGATCTTGGCTGGGA